CACCGGATACTTGGACTTCTATATGATATTTCAACAATTTATCAACTATGGATTTTTTAACCTCAAAATCATCTATCTTTTCATAATCCTCTATGGTCATAACTTTCTTTATAAGATCTGAAAAAGTTTCTTTATCGTGGTGAACATGTAAATCCTTGGTATTTGGACATTCCGTACATTTGAATCCATCTCTAATTAAAATTGGATATTTCCATTGATCATAGAATCTTTTGTCGGATCTAGCAAGTTGTTGGATTGTTGAAACTCCTCCTTTCCACTGTGAAGATTTTTCTCTGTAGAGGGTTGGTATAGTTCCATCTCTCCTCATTTTACTCATGGATTTAGAATAAAATTCCTTTCTCTCATCGGTAAATTTTTTAGAAATCTTCTCACCATAGACTTTTAACCTATCATCCGTTTCAGTGGTCAATCCCTTACACCAAGGCTCTCTTTCTCCTGAAGCATATTGTTGTCGCCTGGTTTCAGATGATGAGTCTATAGCTTTTTGATTATGTCCCCAATTGTTTCTGACTCTGTTTAGATGTCCAACTCCTGAAAATTCTCTAAATGTTTTTAAACCGTAAGAATATTTTGTTTTTTCACCACATCCACATCCGCAAAGAGGCCAGATGTTATTTAAATAAAATTCAACATAAACCTCTCCCGATTTAGTTTTATGCATTCTCATCGAATGTTTATTCAATGAATTAAAACTATTGAACGATTTATCACATCTTTTACATTTATAATTTTCCATAAAAAAATCTCCTTACCACTATACATAGTAAAGAGACTTCTTAAACTGTCAATTGATTATTCTTTTTTGAACAGAATTGCTTGATCGAATATATAATTAAAATTGGAGCACACAATAATCCGGGCTGAGATTAAATGTTATCGGAACAAAGTCTCCATCATTAGTCCAATCTAATGAACCGAAGTCAACTTCTCCACTGATGAAAGCACCTTTGAGAGTCCATTCTTCCACCTTATCTCCAACTGGACCTAACACGTTAATCGTGACATCTTTTTTATAGAAATCAGAGTATCCATCTCTCCCAGTGACAGATTCATGATGAAGTCTTAACCACTCCATGACTGCTTGTGCACCTGACGGAACGATTGGATCGTAAAGAGTTATTGAAACGTCGCCCCATGTCGTTTTACCTTTGTAATAACGTTGGAGGTTAATGTGATCCAAAGTTTTTTTGACGTTAGTTGGTTTTGGTCGTGCGGTCTTATGTATCAAAAACGACGGGATACCATCAAGATACATGACGAATCGATTCTGAACCTTGGGTTCGAATGCCGTATAGAAGATTTCGTTAGATTGTAGTAGTTCGGCCATAATAGTTTATTCCATTTGTTGTTGAATGTGTTTTCATTCTGTATGAATAAATATATATAAAATTGACTTTTTTTCGTTTTTGGTTAAAATAACATAATTATAACCATATTCGAACCAAAAAACCATATGAGCAGACCTAAAAAAAATCCAGCTTTCGTTTCAAAAACATGTCCGACGTGTTTATCAGAATTTCAAATTTCGACTAGAAAAAAACATCAAGTATACTGTTCTCGTTCATGTGGACAGAGGAATCCAGAAACTATTCGGAAAATGGTTGATAGTAGGAAAGGGTCTTCTCTAAAAAAATACGGGGTTGATCATCCTATGAAAACTAAAGAAGTAGTTAAAAATTTTAAATATTCCATGATGAAAAAGTATGGTAATGAACACGCTTTGAAAAATAAAGTTTGTTTATTGAAATCAAAATCTACACGGTTGAAAAGGTATGGTGATGAAAATTTTAATAATACCGAAAAATATAAGTCTACATGCTTAGAAAGATATGGTGTAGATAACTACAAAAAAACTTCGGAGTATAAACTAAAATATAAAAAAACATGTTTGGATAAATATGATGTGGAACATTCATCGCAATCTAAATCGTTTACTGATTCTCATAGACTCACAATGTTCAAAAAATTTTTCAGCGATGTTAGATTTTCAAATTTCAAACCCATGTTTTCTATAGAGGGATATCAGGGAATTACCAAAGGTATAACCAAATATGATTTTCAGTGTATAAGATGTAACACCATCGAATCGCATGCTATAGATGATGGAAAGTGGCCTCAATGTCTAAAATGTGATAAAAAATATTCGGCGTTTCAAACGGAGATTCAAAATTTCATCACATCTATTATACCTAAAGATTCGGTAATAATAAACGACAGGAAAGTTTTATATCCCAGAGAAATTGATATATTGATCCCATCTAAAAAATTAGCAATAGAATGTGACAGTCTAAGTTTTCATTCTGAAATATTTGGTTGTAAAAACAAATTATACCATCTTGGAAAAACTAAAAATTCATTGTTCAAGGAAATAAAAATGGTTCATATATGGGATTCAGAATGGAAGGATAAAAACGATATAGTTAAGTCTATATTAAGTAATATGTTGGGAAAAACTGAAAAAACTATATTTGCTAGAAAATGTAAAATTGAGGAAATTTCTCCTAAAGAATCATCTGAGTTTCTAAAAGAGAACCATATTCAAGGAGTTGATCATCCAACGGTTAGGTTGGGATTATTTTCGGGCGATAAAGTGGTTTCTGTTATGACGTTTTGTAAATCTAGGTTCAGTAAAAATTATGAGTGGGAAATGAGTCGATTTTGTAATAGATTGAACACATCAATAGTGGGAGGAGCTTCCAAATTATTCAAATATTTTATTAAAAAATATAATCCAAAAAATGTAGTATCATATTCGGATAGAAGGTATTTTAACGGATTGGTTTATTTAAACCTGGGGTTTGAATTCATAGATAACACGCCTCCAAATTATCACTACATATTAAATGGGTACAGCAATGTTCAGAACAGAATAAATTGGCAAAAACATAAACTAAAAGAAAAATTGTTAGGATTTGACGAAACTTTAACAGAGTGGGAAAATATGAAAAACCACGGATTTGATAGAATTTGGGATTGTGGTCATGGAAAATGGGTTTATTCCAACAAATTTCCGTCTTTACCATAATACACCGTCTTTAGGTATTGTCCCCTATTATTGAATATTTCAATCTCGACATTTTTTGGTTCTTTCATATTATCCCGTATGAACTTCCTAACCACCCCAAATCTATCAAGTCTTGTTTCAAACGTCATGTTCTCTGAGAAATCCATTATTCTGGTATAACCTTTTGAAATTGCGTCACCTTTACCTACTCCAGCTTTGTTTATATCTAATGTTTCTTCGTGACTTCCTTGAAGTTTTAACAACTTTCCAGTCGGAGTTAACCATCCACTTAGATCAGATTCGTTGTTGGATTCTGAGATGGGATTTGATTTTATAAACTTAGACCCGTCGGGAGTCGACGATGAATATTTGATCTCCGCATTTGGAAAATTGGATTTTATTAAACCTATCATCGAAGAGTTTATAGAATTTCTACGATATTCCTTCCTTACAGTCATAAACTCTATGTAAATTTCTTCATCGGATGAAAGCGACTGAACATGTCCTAGTATATGTTCCGTTCCGGGCTTTTGGAACTTTTTCTTCCATATGTCCGTTATAGGACTACCTCCGGACCGAAATGTTCCAAGTGGAACCATTAAATATGGAATTTTGCCATCTTTAATATCTAACGCGGATTGTTCACTGTCCATGAAATAAACCAACGTATAACCTTTAGGGAAAAAACCATTCTCCGAATCTGGAACACGGAACATTACAATATTTTTTTTGATATCCTCAAACTTTAAATCTTTCAACTTCCCGCTGCCCGCATAAATTCCATCGTCCTTTTTAGTTATATCGGGCATCTCATCCAAACTCATAGATTTATCATATATCTTGTTTTTTAAATCCCTCAATCTTTCTATATACCCCTTGTTTCTCAAAAATTTGAATACGATGTTTTCTGTGCTCATCTCCCCTTTATCATCTAAACCAGCCTCCCTCATCTTATAAATATCTCCGACAATTAACTTAATTTTTTCAATAGAAGGGTCTGAGAGGACTTTATTGATTTTATAGACATAATCCGCATATTTGCTTTTTATAAGGTCGTGGTCTAGTATTACCTTCTCTTTGATCGGTTTAACCAGCCAGGTACCCTTCATTAAAGAATAAATCCCCGTGGCATGGGTTTTATGTCCAACGTCCTGTATGTATCCTTCGACGTTTTGACCCTTAATGGTAATATCATGTTCATAATTCCATTTTGATTTTAATGCGTTAAGGTAGTTTTTAGCCGAATCCTCATCCATACCAAGTTCTTTTATATCAACCACCAGGTGGAGGTCTACGTCGCTGGTTGGAGTCCAATTGTAATTGGCGGAACTACCTAATAGTAGGACATCTTTTAATTTAGCCTTTAATTCGCTGTCAGAATAGAAATCAGATGCAATCTTCAGAAGTTTAGAATAGACTTCAGGCCTAATGCTTAGATCCTTATTCCAAATGGTAGGATTGAGTATATCGTTATATATAATTTGTTTAGACATACGGTGTCAATTCTTTTATAGTATTTTTAGCAGATTTATGTAGGATTCCTACTCCTCCGGAACTTGTCCAACCAGTGATATTTTTAGGATAATCATCTACCAAAATTCTATCAGAAGAAGCAAATTTCTTTTTATCCTGGGCAGACGGAACAATGTGTATATATGAATCTGGTATAACCGATGTGAAACCGTGTTTTTCCAACCAAATTCTTTTTCCAATTTCAGCATAATTTGTTCCCGAGTTTTTCTTGCTTGAGCTGCTTAATATTCCTATTCTTAAAAAGTTATCAAAGACAAACGATTTAAGTTCATTCATATCTGGAAGAGGATCTATATCGCTCCAAAAATCAACACCTTTAGAATTAATTAAATCCCAGTATTTTTTGCTTCCATACTTGGTTTCATAAGCATCAGGGCTAAGCCCAGTCTTAAAGGTTTCAAACGCTCTAAGAAACGAACAAAGTACCCCATCCATATCTAAAAAAATTGTATAATCTGTCTCCATTGTCAATACATAATAAATACCAAATAAATATAAATACTTGACATTTAATGATAAAAAGTATATGTACTAAGCGTACAAGCAACGTAATTAACTAATCATCTAAGTAAATTAATTATCTAAAGTACATAATAATTATTAAGCTAAGCTGCTTAGTGATGTTATAATGTTAAAATTGTTGAAGGAATATCTTTCAGCTAAAATGAATTCAAACGTCGATTCTTCAGTCCAACCTTCACCCCAAGGTTGACCATATTCGGGCCCCGCTAAAACATGTCCTAAATTGTTGTCATCAAATTGAACAAATTGCGCAGATGAATCTGATGGTTTCATCTAATATAAATATCAGATATATGTCCCTAAAAATAAAAAACCT